CAAATGTTGTTACGATTGCTCCAAACTCATCTTCAAGATTTTTTATAATAAAAAATAGTTTATCAGGCTCAAGGTCAGCTCAGATAAAACAAGGAACAGGAACTACAGTCACCATAGCAAATGGTAGCACAGACTTAGTTTTTTGTGATGGAGCAGGGTCTGGAGGTGCTGTAACAAGCGTTGGGGATTCTTTACAATTAACTAACAACACAGCAGTAGCAGGAACGGCTACGGCTTTAAGCATTGCTTTAGGGTAATTAAAAGGAGAAAAATATGGCAAACGCAGCAACAATATCAATTCAGGCTACTATGTTGCCAGATGAGATAGCAAAAACATTTTCAGGTAGTATGATAGTTTCTCCTGATGATGCAAACGATAAATGGTATTACAAATTAACAGCGATTACGACAACATCTGCTGATTTAATTGCAGGAGCTTACCTAGATTACACAGCAGTGGATCAAGACACTGCACCAACAGCCATAGCGTCTGGAGATAAAATTAAATTTTTATTTGTTCAAAATCAATCAACAACAGACGGTATAATGCTTTCCATAGATGCTGGAACAGCAGTAAATAGTTTAGCTGATGGTATTTTTATTGGTCCATCACAAACCTGGTTTGCAAGACTTCCTAATGTAACAGTTGCTGATTTACATGCTATATCTTCTGATATAGGAGATGTTGGTGATGCGACAGCTAATGCAGTTGTTATTGCTTTACTTGACGATGTAGGTTAGGAGGAATAGGGAATGGCTAATACTTTTAAAAACGAGGTGTTTAGCGGAGCTAACACCACTGCATCAACAGATATGGCAGTTTATACAGCTCCAACTAGTACGACAACAGTTGTTATTGGCTTAACCCTAGCAAATATATCTACTAGTCAAATTACAGTTGACGTTAAGTTAAATGCTGGAACTATGGTATTCCTTGCTAAAGGAATACCAATACCTGCAGCAAGTAGTTTTGAATACATGGCAGGTAATAAAATAGTTATGGAAGCAGGTCATAGTTTAATTGTCAATTCTGCAACTGCAAATAGCTTAGACACAGTAGCGAGTATAATGGAGATAACATAATATGGCATATATTGGTAATGCTGTACCTGCTATATTTCAAAGCAGACCTTCTGTTGTAAGATTCAATGGAGATGGTTCTGATACTACCTTTGCTTTAGGTAGAGAGATAAGCACCGTACAAGATATAATGGTAAGTGTGGATGGTGTTGTTCAAGATACAGCAGCTTATACTGTACCTGATGGTTCAACATTAACATTCTCAGCTGCTCCTTCAAGTGGAACAGGTAACATATTTGTATACTTCCTTGACTTAGCAGGTGGTAACATAACTCCTGCCGCAGAGTTCAAGGGTAACTTTAAGGGTGGTGGATTGTTTAGAACAAATGCTGCTAATCTTACAATAAGCACAACAATATTAGCCACAGAAAATGCACAGGTTACAGGACCATTTACAGTAGATAGTGGTGTGACATTGACCATTAATGATGGTGGAAGGTTGGTGGTGACATGAGTACAATCAAAGTAGACACCTATCAAACTCGTGGTGGTGCATCAGAGATAGCTATTGATAAACTAAAGGGTGTAACTGCTGCAGGTTCAATGCTTGTGGTAGCAGAAGGTGGAACAGTTACTACTAACTTACAGCAAGGGTTAGCTAAACAATGGCTAAGACTAGATGGAACAGGAACTGTTGGTATTGAAGACAGTCTGAACACAACAAGTATAACTGATAATGGTACAGGAAAATATGGTGTAACTATAGCTAATGACATGGCTAATGCAAATTATTGTATGACAGGTATGGCTAGTGATTTCCATGTAGCAGACGAAGATGCAGGGGGAGCAGACCCTACCACAGGAGTATACAGACTGTGTTGTTTTTTTGTTTCAGGCACTGATGGAAGTCGTACTTTTAATGATGAAGACAGAGTAAGTTGTACAGTACACGGAGACCTAGCATGAGTACAGTAGTATTAGACACAATCACAGGTAAGTCCACTGCAACAACCATAACCATTGGCTCAACACCTGTAGTTAGTGCAAGTGCAAACTCTATGACTATTAGAGGTGAGGGTTCAGCACAGACAAGTATTCAGCAAGGGTTGGCAAAAGCTTGGGCACAAATTGAAGGAGACATAACAGGTTATTTTGATAGCTTTAACACAAGTTCCTTGACAGATGTATCGGCTGGTAGACCTAGAGTTACCTATACTAGCAATATGGCTAATGACGATGCTTCTCTTACAATAAGTCATCAGTATACTGCATCTTCTGGAACTGGTTCTTATTTTGCTAATGTTGGTACTAGGGCTACAACTCATCATGACCATAATCACTATCAAAATGGAAGTTTGATAGATGCAGAAAAGTATAATGGCACAGTACACGGAGACCTAGCATAATGGCAAACGGAACAATAGCATTTGATACATTATCAACAAGTGGACAGATAAGTGGAACAGCAGTATCTGTGGATACAGATTACTTGGCATATGGTAGTGCAAAATCGTGGGTAAACTTTAATGGTACAGGAACTATTGCAAGTAGAGATAGTTTTAATATAGCAAGTCTTACTGATACTGGAACTGGGCACTATGACCCAAACTTTTCTAATAATATGTCTAACAATGACTTTAGTGCAACAGGTGGTATTTCAGAAAGTGGTGTTGGAGGAGAAGCGACTATTGCTTTAGGTGACGGTTATTTCACAAGCAGTGTTAAGATTTTAACTAAAAATTCAACGACTCTAACTGATTATCAGTTTATTGCAAGTACAGTAAATGGAGACCTCGCATGACAATAGAAACACCAGAATTTCAAGGTACACATCTTTGGGATAGACTGTGTTGGGCAAAAGAAAAGCTAGAGCCACACAGAACAGAATATTGTGTTGTATGGGAAGACCCAGAGACACCTGATGAACCTGCAAAGGTTACACATCCTGACCCTAATTGGATGGCTTGTGCATTGCAGGGTGGCATACTTCCTCCTGTAGAAGCCTATTGGGAACTAAAGAAGGATGAATCAGAGCCTAGCTTTACTAAGCACACTAGAGGTTACTTACTGCATAACACTAAGCCTATAGATGCAATGACAGAAGAACGAGCTATAGAATATTTAATTATGAAAGATTTACCAATGCACGTATGGCAAGATTGGGATAAAGCCAACAAGCCACGTATGGTTATCTGTACTAAATCACAACTTCCTAGCACTAGAGTATGGCGAAATGCTTGGAAGATTAATGAAGAATTAACCATACAACAACAAGAGGTGGCTTAAATGACAACTAACATAGTAGATAAAGATGGAAATAGTATAGCAGCAGCAGATGCAACTGTGCCATCAGACAGACATTTCAGAGGTGCTTGGTCACTATCTGGTTCAACAATAACAGAAGACCTAACTGCATCAAAACTTATATTCAAGGATAAAGTAAGAGAAGCTAGAACTCCCTTACTCGCCGCTGAAGATGTAGTCTATATGAAAGCATTAGAAGATGCAGACACAGATGCACAAGCTGCAAGTGTTAAGAAGAAGAAAGCATTGAGAGATGCTCCTGCAGCTTCAGCTATTGCAAATGCCGCAAACATAGGTGCATTGAAATCAGCTTGGGATAAAGACGTTCTAGGTGACAGTCCATACGCATAGGGAGAAGTAGATGGCTCTAACTAAAGTAAAAGGAAGTGGTGTTGAGGGTATAACTAACCTATCTAATGCCACATTTCTAAGTGTAAACGCTTCAGAGGTAGTAACACTTTTGACTAGTGCTGTGATTAATTCTGAAGGTGGTGCAGTTACATCTAACATTGCACAAAGTTTAACAAAACAATGGCTTAGATTTAATCAAGATACTCCAGCTATAAATGACAGCTTTAATGTTGCAAGTGTGACAGATTCTAGTGCAGGAGCTTATGGTGTAGTTCCTACTAATAATTGGTCAGCAACTAGTAATATTACTGCATCTTGTTCGGCACAAGCTGAAGCAACAAATGCAAATTGCACTCAATATATGTCTGTTGGTACTTTAACAACTTCCAACTTACCTAGAAATGATGTTGAAAATAACACAGGGAGAGATGCGGCAACCAGTTGCACTATTGTTTGTGGGGAATTAGCATAATGGCATACATAGGAACATCTCCTAGCAATGGAGTAAGACGAAGATTTGTATACGAAGCTACTGCAAGTCAGACTAGCTTTAGTGGCAATGATGAGAGTGGTGTTACACTTACCT